CTTTTCACTATTGGTGTTTTGGTGAAATGGATTCAGGTAAGAGCACGTGGGGTTGCTAAGGATAAGTTTAACGGGTCCAATGCAGATGAAATTTCTACCTGTGCTATGGAAGAAGCTTTGAAGCATTTAAGGGCGGACGTATCCAGCCCAGTAACTGGAAAAGAAAAAGGAGATTGAACCATGATATGGTTATTGAAAAAAGAACATTGCGAACACCCAACAAATCCCAGTTGGAATCTCAAATGGTATCATATGATGAATAGTATTCTCAGGTGGTTGTTTGGGTTGGTCGGCCTGGTCTGCATCCCTGCTGGGTTGTATGTGATCAATATGGGGTCTGAGAGCACGTTTGATCGGCTTATGGTATGTTTGATTGTCTGTGTTATCTTGGGAGCTCTAACGGACAAATACAGCTGCACCAAATCCGAAAGGAATAACAAAAGAGTGCTAAGAGAAATGAATAGGGGTTGGTGATCAAATAATGAAATTGATTTCAATCGAATCCACCTACCGGAAATATTGGGACCGGGTTGAAGAATGCTACATATATAGATGTGCATTCTGTGAGAAGGATTCCTATTCAAAACCGAAATGCTGTTTGGATAAAAAGGAGGATGAAAAATGTTCTGGGAAATAATGTATGAACCGAGCATCTATTTGATTGCAATCCTGGCCTTATTAATATTCTGGGAAGTGTTCTCTCGCAGTGATCAATTCATCTATTTGATAACGTTTTTCTATAAGCCCGTATGGGGCCGGATTAGGGTGGAGGGATACGACCAATCATCTATATGGTGGGTCAGTAAGATCTCCCATGGAATTACGCTTAAACAGTGTATCACAGCAATGGGAACTTTGACCCTCGGGATGAAGTCATTTGCAGAGGCCAGCAGGGCCATGAATAAATCCCTTTATGAATTACAAAAGGCTGCAATGCATTGGTACTGGACAACCAGGTCACCCCACGCCCTTATCTCCCAGTCATTCTATTACCGAAGGAATAGATTCGTGAATTCCCCAGGATGGGGTGAGGAGCACGTCCCTCGGTAAGTCTATATGTTACCATAAGAAACGTATTAAGCACGCTTAGAGCCCCATTTACGGGGCTCTATTTGTGTGTATAAACAGTATGAAAAGACCGTAAACACCCAAAAAATGAATTCTACCGTATAAATGAGAAATGGGGGTCCAGTATCCATTCCTTGAAATTGGGCTGTTCTAAGAGGGGGTAGAATCCCAGCTAGATGGGGTGAAAATGGGCCTTAGAATAAGGAAAATCAAAATACGATATTTTAGGAATTCAAGAACGTGAGGTCCTCTTAAAAGAAGAGATATTGTTTATATTGAATTTATGGTCTTAGAAATAAAGAACGCAAGGAGGGGTAAGTCGAAAAACTTCAAAAACACCCCAATTGCAATTTAGGTGTGTTTCTCTAGCAAAACATTTTTGGGAGGTCGTTTTCTTTATTTCTAGCGGATGATTTATTTTTTTATTATTTTTTTGTTTTTTATCCAAACTATTCTTATGCTCTTTTTTCCTGTTATATGGGGTTCTTTATGTGGTACATTTCACTCAGTATTGCCCCTCATGAATGGGGCTTATGTCGTTATATGGAGAAGAATATGGACCGGAAAAAACCGAAGGATGCAAAGAAGAAAACACCTGTAAGAAAATCCACCACCAGCAGCCGGGGTGCAAAGAAGAATACAAAGACTGAACCCGGGGGTGATATTAAGCTCTATAAGAAAGAAGATGATAGCACTGTTGTCCAGATTACTGGGGCTGATGGGACAGTTGTAGAATATAGTGCCGGGTTACTATCTGCCGATCAGAAATCAGTACCAGCAATGCTAAGAGAAATCATGCAGCTGGAAGACCCCAAAACAAAGCAAAGAAATATCATGGCCATCCTGATCAGAGCAACTGAAGATGCTAAGGACGGAAACCCCTCCGCCAGGGACTTCATTGTTGATAGGCTGGAAGGGAAAGCAGTCATACGTCAGACAGTACAAAATCTTGATGTGCTAAATAGAATTATAGAGATATTATCAAGGCTGATTGTTGACCCATTACCCAAGGCAGATGTGTTAATGACTCAGATAATTTTTGAGTTCCGCAAATTATCCAAACTGCAAGAAGATTCTTTAATGGGTTAAGGGGGTATAATCACATTGAATACACTGAGCACACCGGAGGAAAAATGAGGACATTGCCTCCAATGTCTGGGATATCAAGGGCATTGCCTCCAATGTTCAAAGAAAACAGACAATGACCGGGACATTGCCCCAATGTAAATGAGGAGAAATCTACCATGAAAAAGTATATAAAGCAGTCTAAATGTCCCAAATGTGGGATTGATATGAACCTCCACCCACACGTGTGTGACGCGTGTAAGAAAAATTTGGTTGTAGATTTTGTTGATACCCGATTTATTTCTAAGGATAGGGCTGACAGGATTCACGTCAATGGGCAGTGGATTGAACTTGAATCAGATGTGATGCTTAGGACCTGTACTGGATGTGGATTCCAGTGGCTGGAGAAACCCTTATGACAGATGAAATGATTTGTCCAAAAAGGAAATCGGGATTGCATTTAATTGAGAAGCAGGACCGGATGAAATTATCAGACCCACCCCAGGAGATTTGGATGTGTATTGAATGCAAGAAAGAATGGACGATTCCCCTTAAAGGGACGGTTAAGGAACTAAAGGAGGTTAAGTAAATGGGAAGACCCACACAGAAAAAGAATTGGGAAGAACTGAACAAAACCTCTGGCCAGATTATTGGTGAGATAGCCGATCAATTATCCTTAAGAAACGATCGGGATTATTATGAATTGAATCCAGCCAAATATCTTGACCTGTTTCCCTTCATCCCATGGAGCAAACAGAAAGAGATATTTCTATCTGTGATTGAGAATAAGGTCACATTAGTTAGGGCCTCAAATGACCTGGGGAAGACTCACACAGAAGGCCAGCTGGTTAACTTCTGGATGGACATCTATCGACCCAGGGGAAGGGATACCAAAACCAAAGTTATCTCTACAGCCCAGACTTATGATCACACAAGGTTTATGCTCTGGACCCGAATCCGGGAAATGTATAAACACGTGGCCCATAGATTTGCAAATGCCCATATGAATCAAACAGACTTTCAACCGGACCCCGATAACTATGCAGAGTGGTTTGCACTGGGTCTTAATCCCAGGATAGAGGGAGAGGAGGCAGTATCATTCCAAGGGCACCATGGCCAACACGTTCTATTCATGGTTGACGAAGCTATTACAACCCCTAGAGCTATCTTCAAAGCGATCGAAGGTTCCCTCCTTGATTATGGTTCAAGAGCAATCTATGTTTACAATCCCACAACCACCATTGGCTCTGAGGTTTATCAGATGGAACAGGACCTTCATCTATACGATAATAAAGAAGGCCCCGATTACAAAAAGTATATGAATCTGATCACAATGAATTGTGAGGACCTATTTGCTTCTCCTGAATGGATAGCTAACCCAGAGAGATTCCGGGAATTAGTTTCACCAGATGCCAGAGATAGATTGATACAGAAGTACGGGAGAAAACATCCAGTAGTTAAGGCCAGACTATTTGCAGAGTGGCCTGATCAAGATGAAGAGGCTGCCATCAATAATGAGGGACTGCAGTTCTGCTTTAAGAGATACAAGGAGGAGATGGAAGAGATTGGAATCATCAAAAGGATTTGTTATGGTTGGGATGTGGCTGGAGAGGGCTCAGATACCAATGTGCTATATAGAATCTTGGTTGGGGATAACCGAAAGAACTATCTCCCGGGAGATGAGGCTACATCCGATCGGGATATCCTGAAGATAGAAAAGATCAGGCAGTGGAATTCATCCCACCCGAAATCCATAAGGGATGTATACGCCCAGTGTGTGGATGATTACCATGAGACCCTCCGATACAACCAGGACTTTTGTGAGGAATTCAAACTACAATTCAATGTAGAACTATCAGCCTGTTTGGTTGTGGATGCAATTGGTGAAGGTTCCCATGTCCCTTCAACCATGGAAGAAATGGATGAAGAGAATGAGATCTTAGAAGTGTTCTCCTTTAAGGCTGGTGAAAGGGATTCCCCAAACCCAATTGAGGAAAGAGAAGAGATAGTTATTATGAACAAGATCTCTGAATGTTGGTACCGAGCTAATATGGTGTTTGGTGAATTGATACCAGAGTGGCCCATTTGTATGATCGAACCCAACAAAGATCTTGAACATGAACTGAAAGATCGAAAGTACTTCTATCAAAAGAAGGGGAAAGAACCTTTGGTGTATTACATCGAACCAAAAGATGAATACAAAAAGAGAAATAGGAACCGATCTCCAGACCATGCCGATGCATTTTTGATGGCATTATTCGGGTATTTTTATGAGATAGTGAACACACCCAGAATCGAATCTATTGGCTGACAAAAGAGATTATGGATTACAGTGGTTAAGTATAATATTATTAATCCCTTATGTCCGCATAGCTATATAGAAATTAACTTGTACCCCCGCGAAAAAGGAGTTTACGCCGTATGATTTTGTTATTTAAGTTGTGGTCGATCGGATATTTGGTCTTTGGGTTTGTGTCCTTTGCATTTACCCTTACAACGATAAAGGAAAAAGGATTTGATAAGGCTGGATTCCCTGCTAGGTTGTTTTACTGGCATGGGATTTTCTTTGTGTGCCTTTTTATAATTGTTTCACTAACCTTTATTGGGGTAGAGTTTTATGAATATGTTAGGTGATTTCTTTCAGAACATTAGAATTGCTAATGGGATGAAAACATTTATAACAGACCCAGATGAATTGCATAAGATAGCAACTGTTGAATCTTATGGTGGGTTAGGGATAGCACCGGAACCACACAGTGCTGACTATGAAGAAACTTACAAGACCGTATCATATGTTTATAGGGCCGCAGGTATTGTGGCCCGTTCCATTGCTCAGCTCCCAGTTGTGATCGAAAGAAAAGTCGGTGATGAATATCTGGATGTGACTGACCAACCTGATTTTAGTATCTTCAAAACTTATAATGAATTTCAAACCTCTTATGATTTCTGGGAGGCTGCTTTGTTGTACCTCCTTCTTACAGGGGAATCACCCTGGCTGAAACAGATGACAGCCGAGGGAATGATTGAAGCTATGTATCCCATAAGCCCTTCATTCTTAGATATTGTTCCAGTGAATGATTTCCAGATTGATCACTTCATCTTTGTAGGTGGCTCAGGAAAACGAATTCACATCCCTGCAGATGACATTTCTTTCTTTAAGTTTTTCAACCCAAACAATCCGGTCCGGGGTTTGAGTCCACTCTCAGCCGCTAGAGAAGATATCATCCTGGACCTGGATGCAGTTCAAACTAACAAAACCACATATCGCCAAGGGATGAAACCCTCTGGTGTTTTTAGTACTGATCAAGCCTTGGGAGATAAACCTTGGAAGAGAATTAAGGACCACCTCACTCAACAATATACTGGGGTCCATAATGCAGGTAAGCCCATCATGTTAGATCACGGGATGGACTTCAAAAAGATTGCTTTATCAAATCAAGATATGCAGTACCTTGAACAGCGCCAATGGTCCAAAGATACAGTGGCCGAAGTTTATGGTGTCCCACCCATCTTCATGATGGACTTTAAAGAAGCATCTGTCCTTGCCAATGCAGGAGTTCAAGAGAAATTATTCTGGTCAACTACGATCACATCACTGACCATGAAATTGAATATGATGTTCACTGAGTTTCTCCTTCCAGAGATTACCAAACAGAAGGATGTCCGATTTAGATTTGACCTGGGTGATGTTCCAGCCTTACAACCTGATAAGACAGAGCTATCCGAGAGATATGAACGAGGGCTCAAGAATGGGGCGTCAACCCCGAATGAATACCGAACAGTGGTATTGGGCTTAGAGGAACATTCAGACCCGTTAGCAGACCAGCTATGGGTTCCGATGAATATGATTCCCATGGGTACAGAGATTGATGACCCGGGGAAGGGTGATGATTCTAAATCAGCCTTAGCGGATTACGCCCAGGCAATTGCAAAAGCATCAGGTGTACCCCTTGCTGAAGCAACGGGTTTACTACTGGACAAGACTACCAGAAATGTAGAAATACAAATGATGAAAGCTTCGGCTATATCTTCTATTTATAGATTGGTGACGAAGCTCGGCCCCAAGTTTGCAAAGGACTTACATAAAGCATTTAAGAAACAAGAGAAAGAAGTCTTGTCCAATATCAATTCCAATAAATCACTCACCATGGAAGCTTACCTCAGGGAGCTCGGTATTCATTATGAAGAGATTGAACCGGGGTCCAAAAAATATACAGTGACCGGGGTCCAGTTTAATATGGATGAATGGAATGCCATCATGCAAAAGATTGGTGAGCCCTATATTGCGGATGCCCTCTATATTGCAGGTGGGGAATTGTCTGAAGAGCTTGGTGAAAAGTTTGCTGAGAATCCAGCCTCAACAGCCTGGGTGGAAGGTCGATCAATCCAGTATGCCGAACTAATAAATACAACAACAGCCGATGCAATCAATGCACTGGTTGCAGAGGGATTAGCTGAGGGTCTCTCAGTAGAAGAAATGGCTGCAAGATTGACTACATATTTTAATAATAATTCTTTGATGAGAGCTACCAGGATTGCAAGGACAGAAATGGTCATGGCCGGGAATAAGGGTCGACTGGATTCTATGAAACAATCAAAGGTAGTTAAGAGTCACATGTGGGCCACACAGAGGGATGGTGATGTTCGCGATTCCCATCAGGATATGGATGGCACTGTTGTTAAGGTTGGGGCCTCATTCCCAGGTAATGACGGAGCTGATTCTTCATTCCCATCCTCGGTCAATGAGAGATGCTTTACAATCCCGATTAAGGAAAAAAAGAAACCGAAAAAAGGATAAGAAATTATGATCACGAAAAATGGACATGCTCAGGTATTAAAAGCGAAGGCTGACGATGGTTCAGTCATGTTTCGTCTTACAGAAAAGAAGATTGATCGGTATGGTGAAGTTGTACTCCCGGACGGGGCCGTACTCGATCACTATAAGACGAATCCGATCGTTCTTATTCAGCATGGCTTCTTACCTGGTCGAGGTCAAATCCCGATCGGGAAACTGGCCACTGATAGGATTAAGATCACCAGCAAAGCTTTTGATGCTCCAGTGATATTTGATGAGGGTGGTTCAGACCCCTTTGCAATCATGATTGCAGATAAGGTTCGTGGTGGATTTTTGAATGCTGGCTCGATTGGTTTTAATCCAATTGAGATTTCAAAAGAAGCAGTGATGAAAGGCCAGACTGGACCCACCCACAAGAAATGGGAACTACTGGAATTTTCAGTGGTTGCGATTGGTGCTTTACCTTCCTCATTAGCAAAGAGAGATTACCAAGATATTTTGGAAGGCGTCCTGGAGAACTTCGGTGAGACTGCACTGGAAGAATTTGAGGGATATGTGAATAAGTTTTATGGGTTCGATGAGCAGGCTTTGAGGGCCTTCCAGGACCATTCCCCCGAACTGGGTGAACTGGGTTCCGAGATGAAGGAAATCAAGGGTCGCTTAAAATCCTTAGAAGGTCAAATCCAGATGGACCGGGAAACCCCGCCACCGGATGAAGAGGGAATTGTTATTGTCTCTGAAGAGACCTTAAAATCAATAGATGAAACGATGGGTCGGATTAATGAAATAGCTAACAGTCTGATTAACTCCTAAGCCCGAAACTCAAACAAAGAAAGGAAGTCAAAAATGACTCCAGAAGAACAAGCTCAAAAGATGGATGAAATCCTGGAGATTTCCGTCAAAGGACAGAAAGCTATTCAGGCTGTTGCAGATAACCAGAGCACCCAGCAAGGTGTGATGGATAAGGTCCAAGCCGACCTTGAAGCTGTGATGGGAAAACAGAGTGCTTTTGAACAGACCACCAATGATTCATTGGCTCTGATTCAGAAACAGAATGAAGCTGAAACCAAGACAGCATTTGATGTTGTTTTGAATGACCCAGGTATCCGTGCAATGCATGGTTACAATACTGACCCAGTTACCCGGGCTCTGTATAAACCTCACGTGGAATTTGATCGCCGTAAGGGTTGGACTCCAGACCGTGAAGGCTATGAGATTTCAAAGTCGATTGCTGACTTGAATGATCAGGTCTATCTCCTGGGAATGTTCAAAGCTCTTGCCTCTGTTCGTAATGGGGAGCCACAGAGATATTCTGAGGTTGTAAAGGGTTTGGATACATACAAACTTCTGATGTTTGAGTTGGGTCGGAATCCAGAGTATGCAAAAGCCCTGAATACCGAAACATCTGGTCAGGGTTTGGAATGGGTACCAACCCAAATGTCAAATCAGATTACTGATGACATTCGTTTGGAATTGAAGATCGCAGGTCTATTTCCTTTCCTTACAATTCCCATGGGCACGGGCCAGTTCAAACTTCCCAAAAAGGGAACGCGTCAAACTGCTTATCTTGTTGGTGAACCAGTTTCTGATTCTCCTTCAAAAGTTCCAACCGCAACCCCTCCTTCCGGGAATACGGTATTTGACCCAGTGACCTTCGCTCTGCGAATGTTATGGTCAGATGATATCACAGAGGATGCAGCCATTGCGATGTTCCCTCTGGTTCGTGAAGAACTTCTACAATCGATCGTGGATGCCAAAGAGAATTCCATTCTGAATGGGGACATCTCCGACAGTACTCACTTTGATGCTGACGTCACATCCGCGCAGGACGTGCGTAAGGCCTATGACGGGCTCCGTTATATGTCAGGCAACAGTGCAGGTGAAGCTGCAGTCGATTGCTCTACATACAGCCTCGCCAATCTGAGGGCCATCCGTAAAAAAATGGGTCGCTTTGGTGTAAATCCTATGGACCTGAATTATGCCATGGGAATCAAATCATATGTTTCAGCTTTGAGTATTGATGAAGTTGAAACTCTTGAAAAATTCGGTCCAGCCTTTACAGCCAAAAATGGTGTACTTGCTGTCCTGGATGGTTGTGGAATTTCAGTATCCGAATTCATTCGTGACGATCTAAATGCCTCTGGTGTTTATGATGGCGTTACAATGACCAAGACTGAGGTCTTGCTTATCAATACCAAAGCTCATTATGCAGCTGAGAAAGCTGGTGGGATGAAAGTTGAATCAGCCCGTGATATTGAAACCCTTCAGAATGTGGCAGTTGCCTCTGTACGATCGGATTTCAAACGGGTCAACACTCCTGGGTCCGGTGAAGCTTCAGTTGGTATTGGTTACAATATCGCTAGCTAATTAAACTTCGCAAAAAGACGAAGAAAACAATAACACAAAAAAGTGAAAGGGTTTTCTAATGAAACCTTACAAACAAGATAGACCCGGTCCTGGATTAGCTGTACTCGAACAGATTGGTGTTCCAGCCATGAACAACAATCAGAGTGCTAACCAGTCATTCTCAACCTGGATGAAGCAGGTGATGTTTGGTGCAGGTATCAATCACATGGCCCAGGTATTCGATTGTGAATCCGTGGATGGTGTGACTGAATCTGATTCAGGTACTTTCGATATTGCTGCGGCAGCCGCAGCTGGCAAACGTGTAGGAACGAACTGCATGAAACTCGTGGCAACTGCAGCCTGTGACGGAACTCAGTATGTTGATCTAGCATACATTGATGAATCCCTTCCAGCTGCAAAGATCAACGGTATCAAACAGTTGGATTGGACAGACACTGCTTATCTGGGTTTCTGGAATTCAACAGCCAGTTCTGGCGACTTTGGTACAGCTGGTGAGATGCTGATTGCCCTGGTTTATGATGGTGGTCAAATCTCAACAAAGGTCAATGTCCCAGCGACTGTGACCACAGTTCATCAATGGGCAGAGTTTGCCCTTGAGGATTTTGGTTGCCCTCTCGATAAAATAGAATCAGTTCGGTTCTATTGTAACAATGCAAATGTGGGCGAGTATGTCCAGTATGATGACATCATTCGTTATCTCATTTCATATAATGGCGCACCCCTTTATGGTGCCGCTGCTCCGATCAAATCTGCTGAGGCTTTGGTCAACGGTGATACAGTGGGTTGGACCATTGATGGTCTGGTCAAAGCAACTGGGGCTGGAGATAACTTCAACCTCGGTCCAGTCGAACTTTTTGCAGCCTCCCTTACAGGTGATGCTAAGAGAAGTAAATGGGGTATGTTCAAAGGTGCCCAGATTGGTATCGTCCGTGCAGGAACTGGCGTCACAGCCGGTGATTTCCTTGAGTGGGAATCGAATGGTGTTTACAATGATGTCACAACTACTGCCATTGCAGAGGGAGTTTGTGTAGCCCTTGAATCGGCTGGTGCAGCTAGTGATGATATCTTTGTACTGTTCCAGAAGGGTGCAGCAGTAGGTTAATCAATCTGAAACCTAAACTTCACTGAATGATTCCGCGTGGTTCCTTCGGTGGGTGTGAGCGGGGTTGGTCAAGCAATTGATCGGCCCTCGCTCATTTAAAGTTTT